CCGAAAGGCTACCGCGTATTTGGAAGCGGAGCTCCCAAAGACGCATGTGCATTAAATTGCATTTGCGAAAACTAAGCGACAACTACTCGTAAGAGGAAGGTTGTTTAGTAGGTCTGTAAGAGTCCCACCCCTCCGGCTAGTTAACTGTTTCCAGTCTGTCTAACCAAGATGGGTAGATACTCGGGCGACCGGGTATGAAATTCGAACCTGGGATTGGACCGCAACCCAGGGGGTTAGAATCCAATGCTTAGTGATAAGTGTTGGAACAGAAAGGTCTCTTCGGAGGTAACTTTGGTCTCGATTAAATCGAAAGAAGGTCGAGACGAGCTGCCAAGTGCAGTTCGCCTGTAAAAAGGGCTCAGAGGATTTGTGATCGAGCATAGCCCGACCGGTCATGCCTTTCAGCAAGCCTTTCCCAAAGAGAACCAGATGTCGCTTGCGACATTCAGTTAACTAGAGGTCCTAACGGAGTTCGTTAGGGTGAAATGGTTGTCGAAAGACGTAAAAACGATGGTCTGTGACCGTCGGGGGCCACTAACCCGAAGCGAATTACCCTTATTAACCTCACAAAGCCTGTCAAGGCGACCTGCGGCCCCACTTCCTCAGGGAGGTGTGGGAAACCGAAAATCCGGTCAACCAATTAATTCTATGCAAAATATAACTTCGTTATATCAGCGTATCGTTAAGAGGTCTATGGATTGGTCCTTGGGTGTAAAAACCCGAGCAAAATTAGCGGGAATGGCATTGCGTGCCATCCCGTTAATCTTTGGGCACTTGACAGCGGCTTACGTGAAGGTGGTTTGGGTATTCGCAACGAGAGTATCTCGTTTGTATAAGAAGACTGGCTACAAAGGGGTGGCAATCTATTTGAAGACCTGCTATTTGCTGTTACAGCATTTCGTAGGAGGACAGATAGACCCATCACCCTGGTCGCTAGGTTGCAATGTTTCCCGGACCCGACGTGGGTTACCAAGAATAATTCCCTTGGTTCATCGTCGAGATATCTCGGCTGGCAAAGAAGATGTGATTAGACTTTGGCTTACTCTTTTAGGGCTGTACCGTGTACTGCCTTTTAAGGGTACGTTAAAGTTGAAAACAATAACTGCGCCTGGGAAAGACATAACGTCAATCCTAAGTGAATTCAAGGGGTATGTTCCCACGTTTCTGGGTCTTGCTTCCAAACTAAACAAGCGTGTTAGTTGGGAGCTTGATCCTTCACGGGATCTGGCTGTGCGGTCAATGCCAGCGATTACGAAGTCGGGACCCAATAGTCATGGATTTAGTTCCATGGCAGGCTTTCCACTAGATGTGATAACCTGGTGGTTAGACCCTCCAATGCGAGACGCATTGGTTAGATGGTTAACGATAACGGAAAGTAATGCATTTCTGCACGATCTGCTTGGTTTGTTTAATGGGCTTAGCCTTATAACAGACCGGTGGATCAGATCGAATAATAAAAGTAGAAAATTGACTCCTTACGAGTTCCTAACAGCTTCGAAAGAAGTTGTGAACGGACGGATTTGGATAAAGGCTCTATGGGGGAAACCTCTATTATTCGGGAAGCTAGGTTTTAAGGAGGAACCAGGAAAGATCCGGGTCTTTGCCATGGTGAACCTCTTGACTCAGGCGCTTATGAGACCTCTTCATGAGTGGTTGTTTGAAAGGTTGCGTATTATTCCAACTGATGGAACTTTCGACCAAGTGGCTCCTGTGGAGCTACTGGTTAAGAGATTTGTCGGGACAGAGTATGTCGCATCTTTCGATCTTTCGGCGGCAACAGATAGACTGCCTGTAGCGATACAGATAGCACTACTGGAACCGCTTCTGGGTTCTGAGATGGCTTCCCTCTGGGCTGGATTCTTAGTAAGTAGACCCTACGGACTCCCTCGTATAGCCAAAAGCTATAACTTGGGGTTCAATAAAGTTTATTATGCTGTAGGACAGCCAATGGGAGCTTTGTCATCTTGGGCTATGCTCGCGATGACACATCATGCCATTGTACAATGGGCTGCTAAACGTGCGCGTCCTAAGTCCACTGTGTGGTTCTTAGACTATGCGCTGCTCGGGGACGATATTGTCATTGCTGACAAAGCCGTCGCGCAGGAGTACCTTTTCCTAATGGATGCTCTCGGCGTGGAAGTTGGACTAGCCAAGTCCCTCGTTTCACATACGGGGTCTCTAGAGTTCGCTAAGCGAACTTGGGTAAAAGGACGGTCGGTAACTCCATTCTCCTTAGCGGAGATGAGTGTTGCAGTGTCCAACATCGGAGCTCTCGAAGAGCTCTGGCGAAAGACATTACCTTTTGGATCTCCGATCCGATTGGCGGCCGTAGCACGCTTCTGT